ATGCAGTAACGAAATTTACCGTTCTGATTAACGCGTGCCAGCCGCCCCGTTGCGGTTACCACCGCCAGCGTGGAAGCAACCTTGCGAGTACTGACACCGAACTTACCCGCCAGTTCCTCACACGTTTTAGCCCCATCCTGACCGATAAACTCAATCATCATGTCTGCGGTAACTTTTTGTTCGACCTCCCTGGTCAGCATATCCTGTGCTTCAGATTTTACTGGCCGCTCCTCGGTTACCCGGGATTCACCTTCGCCAGCCAGAAACCAGGTGTGACCAGTTTTATCAACGACGCCTTTTCTTTTGAGTTCCCACAGCTCGTTGACAGCCTCTTCACGACTGATTCCAAGGCGAGCTGCCACCACATGTGAAGAGGCTTTTTTCAGTGCTTTCAGTGCGTCAGATACGGTTTCCATTAAAATTTCCTCCGGACAAAATTACTTCACAACCCTCATATTGCTGACATTTGGACGCCAGCTATCCCAGTTAAACGTCACCCATCGACCACCGTTCATGGTCATGCGGTCCATAATCCTCTCACCAAGAAGCGTACTCATTGCGGCATGATTCAGGTTTGTTAACATCCCGACACTGCACAGTGATGCTGTCCGGCGATCAATTATCTGGTGCAATACCACCTGCTCGTTTTTCGTCTCCCGCTGAACGCCTATTTCATCCAGGACCAGCAAATCAACCCCGCAAAGCTCCTGTAAAAATTTTTCCCCGGATTTGCCGTTGTCGTAGCTGTCATGCAACACGCTCATGACGTCAGACACGGTGACGATAATCACGCTTCTCCCCTTCACCATCAGCCGGTTGCCCATCGCCGCTGCAAGGTGATTTTTCCCGGTGCCGGTTTTACCGCTGAACACAAAATTCGTGCACCCGGTCATCAGTTCGTCAGCTATGGATTTGGCCTGGCTCAGCGCGTATTTTTGCCCGTCGTTCTGCACCTGATAATTTGCAAACGAGCATTTGCTGTGCAGAGGCTGGATGCCCGAACGATTCAGGATTTTTTCCACCCGCAACTGGCGATTCTGGCGGTTAATCTCCTCGCTGCGTTTTCGTCCTTCAGCAAGTTGCCATTCCCGCCACTCCTCCACCGTCCGGTACGGTGGAACCGACCCCTGTGGTGCAAGTCTGCGAATACGTTCAAGAACCCCAACTGCCGCAATGTTTTTCATGACACGTCACCCCCTGAATCCCGGCGGTATTTCAGTGTCCGGTTCAGAAATGTGATTCACGCAACGCTGCGCAGGCGAACGCCCCAGGCGGATAACCAGTTCATCCCATTTTTCCCGGAGTTTTGCCGGACTCATGATGTTTTTTACCCAGAACGAATCCCGCTGGAGACGCCCAAACATTTCACAAATTTGTCTGTGAGTTCTGCCATCCAGCATCCGCATTGTGCGAACGTCATTGGCCCATGCTGTCCAGTTGGGTTCTTTCGGTCTAGTGATCTCGCCATCATAGCTGGCCGCCTGCTCGTAAAGACTCACGATTCGTCCCCAGATCCACTGTGCGCACACCAAATCTTCCTGACTTCCCCACTGGCGTTTTTTCGCACTGAACACAACCGCGTCAGGGTGTCGGGTTAAAAAATCCTGTTCAGCCGTCTGCGGGTCCGGTTGCGAAGCGTCCGGACAAGAAGATCTTTTATCTGACAGATCAGGTTTTAATACTGACGGATCGGGGTCAATCATCGGCCCCCTAATCGGCAGTTTTTTATCAACAGTTGATCCATCAAAATTTGACGGGTCAACCGTTGAGGGGTCAATATTTGACGGGTCAACTGTTAACGGGTCATTTTTTGCCGGGCTAATTTTTCTTTTCGGTTTATATGACTCACGCGCCGCCGCCGCAGCTGCTTCGAGTTTTTCCACATTAAGCCGATAGATATTGCTTACATTACGCCCACCGACCTTACGCTCTTCCTTCGTCAGCCAGCCCTCTTTCGCCAGTTCTGCAATAGCCGATTTCACTGTGGATTCACTTCTTGCACCGATCTGACGCCGGATAGTTTCAATGGCAGGCCATGACACGCCCTCGTCATTGCTGTAGTCTGCAAGACGGGCCATAACCGCCACCCTGGATAAGATCATGCCGGTGAAGGCGCACCCTTCCCAGACAAGACCATGAAGCTTGCTGCTCATAAAACCCCCGAACACCGTGCTTTTAGTGCATCACCACAGCATTCCCTGCCGGGCCGCCGCGATTCATCTGGTCATACAAAACAACCGCTGACGCAACAAAATCATCGACATCCTTCACCAGCCGATCCCTCCGTTCGACGATCTCACGGTAATATTCAGAACTGTGGCTGCGCATACGGGCCACCAGCAAAGGCGGCATCGCCTTTTCGATCGCCGGTAACAGAGCCTGCATTTTTTCAACAGCATCAGGGGTGTCTTTATCCAGCCAACGGAAAATTTTCTGGGTATTACGGGCCAGGGCTTCCGGATGGCTGTCGTCATACAGTTCCGGGAACGTCATTCCCAGCTCGAAATACGCTTTGGTAATTTTCGCAGCCGGCACTTTTTCGCCGTCCGGATGCGCCCAGACATTCATCGCCATGCGGATGTGTTCATGCTTGATTTTCATGAATCAACTCCCGCCGCTGCTTGTGCGTTAGCCTGATACTCAACAGGTAAACCATCGGTTGGATTAGGGTATTTATCAGGGCGCAATTCATGCGGAGTTACTCCCCAGTCAAGCGCCTCACATGCTGGTATAACCTCCTCCGCTGGCACTCGTTTTTTAAACCACCCACTTATGGTTTGCGGTGTTTTACCAAGACGACGCCCTAATTCTGATTGGCTCATTATTGACAGGATTTTCACTTGAGTACTTTTTTGCATGTTTCCCTCCGAACTTTACGATGACACCGATAATTACAAATTTAAATTTAAATTTCAACTTCTATTTGTAATGCCACTTATCAATTTTTTCTGTAGGATCGCGGAACTAGTTTACGAGGGGTGGTGATGATCTTTGTAAAACGCCTTCAGCAGGTGTTGCAGGAATTGAATATAAACCAGTCAGAGCTGGGAAGACGTCTTGGTGTAAAACCCCAATCCGTGCAAGGTTGGTTGAAAGGCGTGATGCCAAGAATGGATAAACTGGAAAAATTAGCAGAGCTCTCACAACATCCCGTCCATTGGTTCTTTATGGAAGAAGAAACTCTCGGCGATAAAATGGCTGTATCCAGTAATGACAACCAACCGCAACTTACAGAACAACAACGAAAAATCATATCGCTTTTAGATGAGTTACCTCAAAGCGACGCAGAGCAGATCATTCGTGATATGGAGCAAAAACGCGATTTCTATAAACGGAAACTTGAAGAGTTACTGCGGCAGAAAAACAAAACTGCCTGATGCATTCCTTTTCTGGAACGAGCATCAGGCAAATGACTAGCAGATTTTATAATCCAACCAGGCTTTCCAGGGGGATACCAAATTGATTATGAAGACGGCGAATCATTGGTAACGTAAGGCTTCTGGTACCATTCAACACCTCATAAACCCGATTTTTTTTCCCAATTGCGGGTTCCAAATCTTTCACAGTCAGCCCCTGCTGTTCCATGCGAAATCTTATAGCTTCAATTGGGGATGGTGGCTCAATGGGATAATGTTTTTTTTCATATTCCTCTATTAGCAAACACATCACCTCAAAAAAATCCCCCTCAGGCGTGTCAATTTCGGGCTCATTGTCGAACATGGGTTCAACAGCACGCAACGCGGCTTCATAATCTTGCTCTGTACGAATAGGTTTGATGTTCATGCTTACTCCAGTTCGATGGTATCAGCATCAATAGTATCGTATTCCTTGTGGTTTCCGATGAATTTAACAAATACCCATCCTCGCTGATACGCAATTGCAACAATTAAACGGTAATGATTACCTTTTATGTTGAATACCACGCGCCGGTTTTTCAATATACTGGCCGTTCGGTATTGTGCCTTAATGTCTGCTGGGCTTTTCCAGTCAGCTTTTGCCGCCTCATCCACCCATGCCCTTAGCGGTTGTTCTGCATCAGGATTCTCCGCCCAAAAATCCCTGAGTGTTTTAACTGAGATAATCTTCATAACTGTATAGTAGTCCCATTTTGGGACTGATGCAACAGCTCGCAATTACAAATTTAATAATAAACATGTTGACCGGTTAAATTTTAATTTGTAAATTGTATCCATAAACCCACCCCGCCCCACAGAACGCAGGGCAATACTTCGAGTTACCCGGCAGTGGTCAGGGGTTAAGTAGCCAGCCTGAGGCGTATGAACATGACGGCGGGGATTACGTTTAACTATGCAGCAGGTTTTTTGTTCCGCTACCCCGGCGTTAAGGGGAAACAGAGGATTTCTCAGTGGGCGAAGTCAAACATCAGAATGGAAGGCATCCAGGGATCAGCAAAGAAACAGCGATGGCGCTTTATATTGATATCAGCGCCATTGCCGGACAGGTAAGAATTATCAGAGCGGTAACTAAGCGGTATGCGCCTTTACTTCAGAAAGTCTCTGGTGAGTGCACCGAAGATATTGTCAACGATTTCGTCATCAAACTGCGAGGACTCATCTTCAGTTACAAGGTGACCACAATTTTTGCAGATGGCTCCCGCGAAACTGTCAGAGCCATGCGGTTTAAAGGATGTGTCAAAGACTTCGCCGCCACATTCTGGGCAAGAAAACTTGATTGTATTCATAACCAATTTCCTCTCGAGTAACAGACCCCTCAGAGGATACCACCTCGCCTGACGTGGTTAAAAGCAGGCAACGCTAACCACAAGGAGCCGACATGCAGAAACGAGAACCCGTCATCATCGCGCCAGACTATACCGGTGATGAACTTTATGAGTGGATGCACCAGAAAATTAAGGCAGCGCAGGACCTGAAATGGGCCAATGAAGCCAGGGCTAAGCAGGCTGAAAATCTGTCCGCTCTGGAGCAGGATATCACCAGGCTGGAAAAAGCAGCGGCATTAAGCATTGCCAGAATGATTACATACCCGCGTTAATAGCTAACCAACGAAGCTAAGGTTGGTAATTAAGGAGTTCTCCACGGGTGAGGTGGAGTGCGTGCGCCGGACACGGGTGAGCATCCGGCACTGACAGTTTACTGAAAGGATATTTCCATGAAAAGTCAGACCATAACGCGAAAGCGCACGGCGAGGTAGCTGGTTCATAGATAACCTGTCGTTAAATTTTCGTCGACCGTGCGCTTCCGGTTGTGGCACTCCGCGAAATGGCGCGGCGGTAAGTATGGCGGGGTTATTCCTTCCACCGTTGAGGACACCGGGTTGTCAGGTTGACCATACGCTTAAGTGACAACCCCGCTGCAACGCCCTCTGTTATCAATTTTCTGGTGACGTTTGGCGGTA